TACGTCTCCTTGGTATTAGGATTGACGTGAAGAACTCCGTCCGGGGACGGTTGGTACCTCGCCGAGGAAATCCCGATGAACGCACCCAGAAGGGTGTCGAACGCCAGGATCGTTCCACTGACCTCCGTGATGTAGGACCAGCCCCACAGCGACGCGATGGTCGTGTAGAACGTGCCGATTGCGGGAATTGCAATCAGCGCGCAATACTTGAGAATGTTGTATACCTTGTCAGTCATCGTCTTCCTTTCGACGAATCGGGAGGTTCGTGACCTCCTTGAAAATCTTCTCCGCGAGACCATTGCCCCCGAAGACTGCATAGGGCGAATATAGGTACTTGATGAAGTCCTCATACTCGTCCTTGGTGACATATCCACGGTCGAGATACTGCATACCCTGCTCAATAATCTGGTTATGAGCAAGGCCCAGCATCAGCTTAGTTGTGGCGTCGTTCTTGTCTGACTTCTTGCTGAAGTAGACCCAGAGTCCATTTGAAGAAATGAGAGCTACGGCGACGGAGATCAAGACTTGCAGCCATGGATCCATAAATATAGCTCCTTTCGCGAACTACATCACCGAACGAAGACGTACGGACACACGCCGTTCTGTACTGAGTAGATAGTCATAACGGCGCCCTCGTTCTTCTTGATGGCCGCGTAGTAGTTGGGGGAAGCCTGCCCGTGAAGCCAAATGCCGTGATCCGCCGGGAGCTTCGGAGTCCATCCCATACGGAACGCTGCGAACTGGCACGTCGAGGTAGTCTGGACAGACCACTGCTCATTGACCTTTGCTGTGACGATGCGCGACCCGAACCAATCGATCTCGGTCGGAAGAGCGATCTTCTTATTGATCCTCTGATAGCCGGTAGGACCGTTGGCGCGCATCGACTCCCAGCTGCCAGCCTGCCATTCACCCTCGAACGAGACGGGATGCTCGAGAATATGCGAAGCACCGAAGATCGCCTCGAACTTGTAGAGCTGCCATCCGTCGAGATGCTTGTAAATATGAGTATCCTGCATAGCGACGGAGGCGGAGCTCGTAAGCATCTCGGCGCGACCGATGCTCTGGTCGGGCATAATGGTCAGGTAAGTGGCAGGGAGATCCTGCATGGACTGGTTGGCGGCCTCGAAGTCGACGATCGTCCACTTGATGCCATCTGCCATCCAGTAGTCACCGAGCCAAATATCGGTCAGCGTGCCGTTGGCCACCGCCGCCTGCTGAGCCGTCGTGTAGCGACTACCAAGGTTCTTTCCGCGCCAGATGACCTTGTGCATCTGCGGAACCGGCTCGAGCAGCTTGTAGATGGCTTCGGAAGCACGGATAGTCTTGGTACCTCGGGTACCATCCGTGATCAGGAGGTCATCGGGCAGCACCGAGTCTGCCACGGGGTATGAATCGAACTTTGCCATAATATCATCCTGCGATAATGCCGGTGACGACCGGCTGGAGAGTTGTGGTATTCAGGACTCGATCGGCCCCAATGGAGACCAGCTTCGAGTCGATGACTGAAGCGGTGGTGATGCTCGACGGTGTGTGACACGCAACCCCAGGGAGAGGAATATACGAGACATTCTCTTCGAGCGGACTCGGATAGCCGACCTCCGCCAGGGTGAGCGGGAAGAACGGAGCATTCGTACACACCACTCCGTTAGGTCGGCGAATAGTGGACTGCTTTGTACGGAGACCTCTGAGATTGGGGTCATTCGTGATACGCTGTCCGACTCGAACCGATTCTGTAACCACCTGCTGAGAGGTAGCCGCGAGGTTCGAGTATGGGATAACCACGAGCACAACGTGATCCGAAGAAACCTCCGGAGCAATTCCGAACCCGCCAACAACGATCTTTCCCGCGCCTGACAGCTCCCAATAATCGCCCAGGAACAGGTCAGAATATGCGTGGTTGTTGAGCATCTGAACCGCTCGAGAATCAAACGCGCCCTTGTTCTCCATACGAACGATGGAGTTTCGCTGGGTAAGGCCCCCGGGACGAACAAGATCCGTCCAAGAAAATGCTCGATTAGCACCCGTGTTGGACGAGCCCGAGAACGAGGTCACCTGAATAGCACGGGTGCCCGAAGGTCCGTCGATGAGTAGATAGTCACCAGCCGAGGCCGTGGTAGCCTTCGGCAGGTCTCGTACGCGTGCCATTAAGCCCTCCTGTAGATGATCTTGCCGAGGATCGGCTGTCCATTAGAATCCTGGATCGACGATCCGATGCGGTCTTCGATAGTGTCGAAGCGGGTAGTGCCGCTTGAGTCATCGCCAAGGCGCTGCTTCAGCTCGATGATCTGAGCGGCCATAGCACTAAGCGCATCGCCACCGATCATACCCTGAATATCGTTGAGAAGAGCGTAGGCCTCGTTACGCATGTCGGTAACGGCCGCATTGTATGCCGCTTGGGCATCACTCTTCTGCTCGTTCATGGTACGATCCCAGCGATTGAAGATTTCCGTCGCGTCGATCGTCTTCAGTGGTCCCGTGACCCAAGGAGTATCACCCGTGCCGATAAGGTATGTGATGTTACGGGTCTGGATCTGCTGATCTCCGGAATTACGGCGGATGTCGACAATGGGGTATTGGAACACACCATTCTCACGGGCCATGGTCTTACGGCGAGGTGTGGACGCTCGCTCACCCTCGACAACCTTGATGGTTGCTCGGCGGTTCTGAGTCCTCGTATCCACCTCGATGACGATGGTATCGATGCGATTTGTGAGGACATCGGCCGGAGTGAGATCCAGACGGATCGGTGCATCATTCCAGATCCACACATGATGGAACCATGCGCGTCCAGAGCCGACCTCCACTGCGTTTCCGCCTGCAGGAACGACCTTGAACTTATCGCCAATAGAGGCGAATACCCCATCCACGATAACGCCGTCGAAAATCGCACCGAACTGTTCAGCGCTATACTTACGGTCACCGTTGATGGAGTTAAAAAAGCCTGAAGTTACTGCCATTTTGACTCCTAAGACTTCGTACTGTCTTGCTTGAAGGTGGGGTAGAACTTTACCTCTGAATCATCCTGCGATTGGATGAATTCGACGAGGCGAGTGGGCACATTAAACCCATTCGCGTCCTGAATCTGGATAAGATCACCGATCTTGTAATCCCGACCGTAGACGTACATGGTCTGCTCAGAGGTCTCACCGTCAAACTCTATCAAGTGCTGATTCTCAGACTTATTGAGTTTGTTGGTGCCCTCTTCTCGAAGGTTCGCACGTACGGTCGCTTCCGGGATATCGTTGTTGTCTTCGTCCTTATCGCGCACGGATGACGCATTAATGAAGACTTCACGACGAGCCCACCCGGAGGTAGCTCCGCTAGACACCGTTTCGTACTTACGAGCAGAACCTTCCCCAGGCCCGCCGACCAACGCCACTGTCTTGAGAGAGGAGATGTCAGAAGCGTATCGGCCTGAGATCAGGTTGTCGAACTTCGGGGAGAAGACCACGAATGGATTATTGCTCTGATTGTAGGATCGATCGACACCCTCTTCGAGGCGTACACGGATTCGGCCAGGACCATCGTATAGGAACGCAATTCCTACATGATGCTTGGTTATGAGCTCAGTCACTGCGGTGTATAGGTTGTCGCCAGTATGCTGAACATCCACCCACGTCTGAGCCATCTTTCCGACGTTGTTATCCTCCCAGGTAAGCCACGACATTGCCCGTTCGGGGTCTGATGGGTTGATCATGTTCTCAACGATCATCAGACGAACCGCTTCGTGAAGACTTGTGCGGTACCTACGCATACCCCAGATGATTCGTCGCGTCATGAGATACTCCAGACTGCGTCCGGAAATAGTCATGATGGAGCCATCATCTGCCGAGGATTCGATGACGATCTTCTCGATCATCATGATCCGGTTCGACATAGAGCTCCATACGTACCTACCGATATGGATCTCGAAGTGGTTCTGTGGGGTTAGGGGAAGCTTGATTGTGAAGTCCCCGGCCTCAAAGAACCGATCGGTCCAAATGGCGCTCTTGAAGACATCCAGAATATGCACCTGATTGAAGTTTTCGTCGAGTACACGGAATTCCATATCAGATGCTTTCGTAGAGGTTTTCAAACGAGATAATGGCCGAGACGTTGTCAATCCCGGTATCTGCTCGAACGGTAATAAGGTTGTCACCCGGGGTCAGGAAAATCCAATCAGATCCCTTATCCAAGGCGCTAAGCGCATTGTACACCCTACCATCACGGTACGCCTTTACGTACTTGTTACCAACACCTGAAGAAATACTCAGGCGGTCTCCGGCCTTGATGGCGGAGCCAAGAAGACGGGCAATCTCGTTAGTGTCGATGTTAATACGTGTTTGCGTCGTGGTGTTGTAGAGCTTAATGCCAGTCGCAGGCCCAAGGAACTGAATATCCACAACTGTGGAAGCATCAGCATCCCCGTCGTAGACCACCACGGTTTCACCAGTCGACGTAATGTCGCCGAAAATAAGAGTCGGTGAATCAGCGTTGGGGTCCTCGAATTCGAATTGGAACGACGGTGTAGATGTCGTGAATCGAACCGAGTTCTTACCCTTTGCAGGATCTCGTAGCTTGAAGAACGGATCGGGACACACGATTGTGAGATCTGCACCTTCACTGTTGGAAAAGATGTCGATCTCATTCTTCTCGATATGGCCCGTAATGTAGGTATGTCGATAGTCTGTAATGAAGTCAAGCATAATGGGGTGCTTGACACGGAAGTAGCGAAGCAGTCGATGTCGAACTTCTTCGATGTCGGAGCCTAGGAACTTGAGATTCAGCTCGATGTCTCGAGACTTGATCCTCGAAGAATTGAAGAGGGCTCCATCTGATGTGGCAAAGTCGACTGTGTTGATCGTACCGTCGGCCGGCCCCAAGCCGGAAGCACCAACTACTGCGATGCCTCCGGCCCAGGGATTGGCCAGGTCCAGCTCAACCGAGTCACCTTTATCGTTGGTAGCGACAATGGTGTAGATCATACTCTTGCAATCCTAGAGATTGAAGACTTTGTCTGTCGGTAGATCTCTACCTCGGACAATGCCTTCGGCGAGTTGTTGTACTGGTTGAAGATGACAGTCTTTTGACTGCCATTTTGACTACTCTCCTCCGAAGATCGAGCACCGATTCCCGACGCAGCGTTCTGAACGCCACGGAAGGCCTCGTTACCGAACATCGAGCGGAGATCGTCAGCGCCTGCCTTCGCCTCAGAGAGGTCCAGGACGGGAGTGATGACCGGGTTGATGTCATCGGAGATCTCATCCATGTCAATGGACTCGATGATGCCGCGGAAAGCTTCGTCAAACTCCTCAGCCGTTCGAGTGACTGCATCCACGGCCTTAACCGCGGTGTCAGTCCAGCCGATCTCCAGACCCTTAGCGGCCCAGTGACCTGTCTCCTTGAACTTCTTGGAAGGAGAGTTGACCTTAAGCTCCGCGTTGGCCGCCGCTAGCATCGCAGCCGCTGTCGAACGGGCTTCCTCCATGAGAGCACCTCGCTGGTTTGCGAAGCCCCTACGAAGGCCCTCGGCCATCCAGTAACCGGTCTGCATTGCAGATGCATATACCGAATTGCTGAGGTTGGAAAGGCCGCTAGACAGCGCGCTCAACATGTCCATAACGAGCATGTTGATGGCCGATCGGACCATACTCGAGACTCGCGTGAGAGCGAGCGAAATATGACCCGCCAGCGCCAACATGCCCGCATAGACCATAGGCTGACCCAGAGACATGCGGCTGACAAACGTCGTAAACATAGTCATGACGAGAGTCGTTAGCGCGACATTGATCTGTGGCGTTGCTGTCTGAAGACCAGTTACGATGTTTGTGACGACATCGGAACCGAGCATCTGGAACATCACAGTTGACATCAGGATCAGAGGAATACACGAGGCAATAGCCGCGGAGATACCCATAAACGCTGTAGACACCGTGGTGCCAAGCGTCGAAGCCGAGGTCATTAGCGTAGTCGCAGATGCTGTGAATTGCGTCACGACAGGTGTCATTCGAGTGAGTGCTGCATTGACCTTGTCAACGCCAGACCCGAACGCCGTACCCATAAGAGCTGCAGTAGCGGATGCTGCCGCACCTCCAATCGCGAACGCAAGTAGGCCAACACCAACCAGCGCGATACCAACACCAAACATCATCATGCCTGGAGCCGCCAGCGTGGCCGCGCCACCGATCGTGCCAATCGCCGTGGCTAGCTTACCGGTTGCGATAACGCCGATTTGGTCTGCTTGGTTAATGGCTTGGATGAACGGTTTGATAGCAGCGGTCATTATTCGCATACCGATACCACCCATGAGCAGGCCAGCACCCATCATGAGTAGACCAGCGCCCAGAGCAAGTGCTGCTGGTGCGGCCAGAAGACCGGCGACTGCGAATGCTATTAGGGCTACTGTCATTTTGCCGATTGACGACCAAGCCACGGATCCTGCTGAGATTAGAGCCGCGACTAGCATTCCCATGCCGATGCCGAGAGCCATAACTCCAACACCCGCGAGAAGACATGCTAGGCCAATGCCAAGAATCGCCGCTGTTAGGATCAGAAGACCCAACGCAGCACCTTCGGCTAGGTAACCAGCAATGATCAGGACACCTAGGCCGATCGCCAGGGCTACCAGACCAACTACCAATCCGACCAAACCGATTGCCGCCAGCATTCCCAGACCGATAGCGAGCGCAATCACGCCGACCGAGAGCAGAAGCATAGCCGCTGCTCCAGCGACCGAACCCTCTGCTAGGTATGCGATGGTTGCAAGTACGCCCATCGTGACCAAGAGAGCTACAACCGCGGTAATGACACCCTCCATAGGAAGTGTAGCGATCTGAGAAATCGCTAGCGCAACGATGTAAACCGCTGCCGCCAAACCGAGGAACGAAAGCGCAGTAACCGCTAGTTCGCTAGCATTCTCCAGATTAGACATCGCAAACATCATGACACCCATGGCGAGCATGATCAACGACACCGCTATACCACCTTGAATCAGGGCACCTTGGTCGAGGGCCCCTAGTTCGATGATGCTTTGTGCAATGGCGTTAACTGCCTTAGCAATTGCTAGGAATGCACCTGCCTTGAATGCGGACTTGACTCCGTCTTCCTTTTTGGAAGCCTTCATCAGTGCGCCCATGCCTACCATGATAAGTAGAACCGCAGCTGTGCCGGCAGCAAGTTTGTCCTCACTGAGTTCGGACATCTTAGCAATCACATACCCGATTGCAGCCACAGCAAGAGCGACTGCAACGAACATGAGAACGTCACTAATCTTGACCGATCCGAACTCCGAGAGCATCATGAAGACACCCAGAGCGAACAGAATAAGCAAAGTAGCGAGAACGCCCTGCTCGAGTTTCTTCTGTTCAATATCTCCAAGTTTAGCAACTGCTTTAGCTAGGATATAAACTGCTGCGGCCACGCCAACCATTGCCAGTAGAGCGCTAGCCTTAGCCTTGGCCTTGCCGGTGATTCGACCCATTAGTCCCATTGCGACCGTTAGGGCGACGATAACACCTCCGGCTACAGCCATTTGGTTTATCGGAATACTCGCGATCCGTGCCACAGCCTTTGCGAGGATGTACACTGCTACAGCCATGCCAAGCATAATGAGAACATACTTAGTAGTGCCCTTGCTGGCTCCGGACAGCACTCGGGTCATACCAGACATTGCAATAAGCAATACTGTTACTGCGCCCGTAGCTGCAGCAATACTTTCTACGGGAACGCCTGCCAAGTGTTTGGCGGCAATTGCCATGATCCCAACGGCTGCTGCCATTAGCACCATCGATGTTGCCATCGCCATGACCTTCTTCGGTTCTTTGGTGTACTTGTCGATGGCGTAAAGTCCACCGACCAAAGCAGCCATGGAAACACCCATTGCCCCTACGGCTGTCGCAAGGCTTGCCAGCGGTAGGAGCGACAAGACGAACAGGGAACCCGCAAGGATGAGGATCGAGAATGCGATCTTCTTGATTGCCTCGGCCTTAATGTCTGCTTCAAAGCCCTTGAGTACGTCTCGTACACCATCCAGAAGACCTGCGAAACCATTACCCACACGGGTGAAGGATTGCGCCGCATCCATGAACGCGCCGAAACCTTTGACAAGTCCGACTACAATAGCACTGATACCGCCGGTGGCAAACACACTCTTAAGCACATCTCCAAGAGATAGCGTCTTAAGCCAATCGAACAGTTTAGTAAATGCCGACTTGATACTGTCGGTAATACTAGTCAGTGCCTTCGGATTGTAGTGCGCCTTGAAGAAGTTCGCAATTGCGGTCTTAGCCTCAGACAGGTAGTTCTTGATCTTGTCAAGAGTTGCCTTCCATTTTGACGCAAACCCTTCTCCGCCGTCGGCGCCCGAGAGTGCTGCGGCCCATGTGCTGAAGAAATCCATGAATTCCTTCGCCGCTTCGGTGATTGTGGGCTTCAGGTTCTCGAGCTGCTTGTCGAGGAAGTCGAAGAACTTGTTGATGTTCTCGATGGACTTTGCAGCTACATCGGCGATGCCTGTCCAGCTGGAAAGTTTCTCTCCAACACCATCCAGACTATCGATAACACTCCCAATAGGAAGCATCGAAAGGGCCTTACGGATCGTCTGCATCGCTCTGGAGACGCCCGCGCTCATGACTCGGAATCCAGCAGAGACCGTGTCGACAAACACCTTCAGGAATGCGAACACTGTCTTAGCAACGATACCGAGACGCTTAAGACTTTCTTCACTAGGCTCGAGAGCCGCCATGAAGTTCTTAAAGCCTTCGGAAATCGTCTTAAGATTCTCAGCGGCGATCGGTGGGAAGATCTCCTTGAACGCATTACCGATGGTTCCGATGATGCTCGAGACGCTATTGAACGCTGACGCGAGACCATCAATGATGTCCTTACGACCGCCAAGGTCCGCCCATCCCTGAAGGAGGGCGTTTCGAGCATCGGACATTCCGTCGATCATAGGACCGATGACATCATTGATGTTCGTGAAGAGCTCCGTGGCCTCGTCGAAGTTACCAAGGAGGATTTCGAAGGTCTTCGCCCATCCGGAGCCAATAGTCTCCTGAATGGTTCCGACAAGCTGCGTGAAGGTTCGAACCTTCGTGGCTGCTTCCTCGGCATTCTTCTGCTGAATCTGGAACTGCTCGATCTGAGCATCTGTAAGTCCCATCTCAGCCATGGTCGCGGCGTCGATATCGCCGGCCATGATCTGAAGGTACTTCGACATCACATCGGCGGTAAGCCAGTTTTTCTTGAGACTGTCGTTAAAGCTTTCTTGAATTTCAGACGCTGAGACGCCGGTATCGTTCAGAACCCCCATTGCATCGGCGAGCTGAATGAGACCTTCCTGCATGTTCTTATTACCCATGCCAGCGTTCGTAAGCGAGCGCCAGTCCATGAGCTTGATTGTACCCGCCGAGAGAGCCTGGGAAAGCTGGTATGCAGCGTTAGCTGCTGCCGCCGAGTTTGTACCCGATGCGGCTGCCGCATTCGAGAAGCCCTTAATCATCGACGCTGACTCTTCTACGCCAAGACCGGCATTCGTGAAGAGACCAATGTTATGGGTCATCTCCGCGAAGTTGTAGATGGTCTTGTCTGCGTATGTGTTCAGGTTGTCCAGAGCGTCTGTTACCTGAGAAAGAGTGGTGCCCTTCGAGGCCGTGTTCGCCAAGATGGTCTGGATAGAACCCATCTTGGTCTCGTACTCCCCAAAACCGTCCATAATGGGTTGCATCGTGAACGAGTTGAGAAGCGTTGCACCGGTAGAGATGGCCTGAGCGGCAATGTTGCCGAGTGCGACAGCCGCGGTTGTCGCCAGGAAGCTGAACTTCTCAGCGACTGCCTTCGGGGCCTCTGCGAGAGCTGAAAGGTTAAACCGAGAAGCTCGAGACTCGATATCGTCAAGCCCCTTGGTTCCACCCTTCATCTGAAGAGCCTTGTTGAGCTGTTCGAGAGACTTCTGTGATTCGCCGACGCCCTTCGAGAATTGGACGTTGTCGAACTTGAGGCTAACGACCTTGTCCTCGATTGAGGTCGACATTACTTCACCGCCCTTTCAATGGCTTGTTCAATCTCTTCGAAGATCGGCTTAATAGCCGGATTGATGTAGTCGACACCTCGTACATAGCCGCCGGTTCCAGTACCATGACCGTACTGAATACCGATGGCAACGGGGTATCCGTTTTCGATGTCGGTGTTATACCACTCGATCTCGAGATAGCCAGAACCCTTAGTGATCCGGTAATCCCATGACTGAGCGGCCAAACCGCTATCGACGGGGGTGGCTGCGGCCAGGGCAGCTACTCCTCGACGGCCTAGAGAGTTAAGTGAGCTCACTAGATCGCCTTTGGCTAGTTTGTTCAACCACCGTTCCGTTTTGGAGTAGCTGCCCCTGACCACAAATGATGCCATTTTGACATCAGCCCCAGAGAGTGCCAGCCTTGAGGGCATCCTGGAGGGCAATGCCTGTGCGAAGACCGAAGTAGCCGTCGCACGTGAGATCGTAGCCCAGACCACGGAGGTGCCACTGCAGAGCGACGACAGTCTCGACACCTGCGATGCCATCGACCTCACACTTCAGCTTCTCCTGGAGAGCTTCGATGGCTGCGGAACCCGCCTCGGGATCGTGCACCCATTCCCAACCGGTACCGGCAGCTGGGAAGTAATCCTCGTTCTCGATGTCCTGATCGGAAACGATGCCGTCGGCGGGAGTTCCAAGGGATGCCTGAAGTGCGTACGTGACCGCACGACCCCAGTAACCATCGGTCATCGCATTCGCGTCGTTGGCGGGGGTGTCTTCCTCAGTGCCGCCCTCGGCGCCCCAGTCGGGACGAAGGACGCAGTCGATGCCGTAGTAGCGCTGACGACGCCAGACACCGTTACCGGCGGACTGAGAGCCTGCGTTAGACGAGGAGGTGTTGCCCTCGATGGTCTGAAGCCATCCGCCACCGAGATTGGCTTCGACGATACCGACGTGATCGGTAACGCCATCTTCGTCCCAGTCGTACAGGACGACGTCGCCGCGCTGTGCGTCATCGATCGACACCTTGCGCATACGACCCTTAGTGACGTCGGTGTTGTAGGAGAAACCTCCAATAGCACCGACCATACCGGCCATATCGAAGACCATCGAGACGAAGCACATGCACCAATAGATGGATGTGGAAGGCCCGGCAAGCCAGGGCTGACCCATCTTGTTGGCGCAGTAGCGACCTGCCTCCGAGCCCGGTTCCGGGTCGTCAGGGGCGTAGTAGCCGATTCGGTAGGCGGCGTGGTTGAGAACCTCGTCGATCTTACTCATCAGGACACCTTCCCTTCGAAGATTTCGCGTTCGGCATCCTCGTGGGGATCTTGGCCGGGAGCGATCTGTGCGTCGTCCGGAATTTCAGGAGTGTTGGGGTTGTTCGTACCCATTATCCACTACTTCCTGCCCGAGCTCGTCGGGCTCTGTTAAGGGCGGCACGCTGCGAGGCAGCGCTCTTAGCGTTTGTCTTCTGACCCGCGCTCTGCTTTGCATTACAGATTCGGATCAACATTAGCAAGCGGTTAAGGTGCCACTCCTCAGCCTCGAACGGGATCTGGAATGCCACCATATAGTAATAGATCAGGTCGGAAGTCATCTTTTCAGAAGACTTAGCCTGACCTGGACGTGAAAGCATGGTCGAGGCAGTCATCGGGTCCGAGATATACGCCTTAATTGACTCTACCTGCGGACGAGTAAGCCGATCCAACATGGCGGGAACGTCTTGCTGACCCTCGGCCATGCATTTCACGTAGTCCAGTACCTCTTCGACAGAGGACGGAGGACGATCGACGAAGGATCTCTTCCATTTTGATTCCCAGCGTACAACCGATAAGAGGCTGTGCATAAGTGTTAGCTGGGCAGCCGGGAGAGTCGTGAACTCCTCCGTCTCTCGGTCGAACAGGTCGTGCTCGGGGAAGTCGAGCACCAGAACGAGGTTACTCACGCGAGCAGCGCGAGGACCTCATCCGGGGTGAGCAGCGTGGGCTGCCCGGACTCATCACCGTAGAGCTTGGCCTCGATCTTCTTGAGCTTCTCGGCGTCGACCTTGGTGGAGTCGATGATGAGCTCCGCGGTGGGCTTGTGGCCCTTGACCGGGACAGGGGTCGTGCTGCACTCCCACGAGAACGTGATTGCCTCAGGGGAGTCAGACACAGTCGCGTAGGCACGCTCGGAAGGAGCAGCCGTCGCGTTGTAGACGATGTGAAGCTTGTAGCCGGCCTCGGAATCCTGGTCGTTGCCGACCTTGGTCTTGTAGGAGAACGCGAACTTGGCGCGCTCCTGCTGACCGATGAAGACACCTTCGGCGATAGACGCGGTACCGTCGCACTCGGCAAACTCGTCCGGGTACGTCACCGCTTCGATGGTGAACTTCATCTCCTCAGCACTGATGAGGTCGAGGTACTTAATGTTGTCCGCGTAGACCGCGTTCGACTCAGCACCCTCAGGCGACATTGTCACGGTGGTGAGACCGTTCCATGCCACACCGTTCTTGTAGGCCTTGGTCGCCTTGTCGTACTTGTACAGGACGCCGTTGTTAACACCGGTTTCGTAGACGTGCTCGCCGGTCTTGTCCCAGATAAGTGCCGTCATGGTCACTCCTTAATGTCGTAGATGTTGAACACGAAGTGGTTCAACGATTCTGAAGTATAGTGTCGTTCGAACTCAGAATGAACCAACGACGCCAGGGCATCGAAGACGGGGTCATCCGGGTTCTTGGTGATTAGTTTCACCTGATAACGCCGATTCTGGAGGTAGCTCCTGTTGTCGGCGCGTTTCTTCACAACCCTATCGAGTTCGTAAACGATGGCGGGGTATACCATTTTGATGTCGCTAGGGGGTTGGAAGTAGATTCGGTAGTCTGGCGCAATGGACTGAAGTCTAGTGTGGAATTCGTCACGCATTGTAACTGCCTCCGACGGTCACTAGAATCCGAGGCCTCTGAAGTTCTACCGATGTAGCAGCCCACTTGACCCCTCGCCATTCGATGTATCGGATGTTGAGGAAGTTGTCAAGTGTGTACGGGTCCGCGATGAACGAAAACGTATTGCCCATAGAGAGCCCAGGGACCACTGGAGAAGTATTCATGCGCCTGGTTAGACGAATGAGATCTCCTCTGCAGCCCCTGGGCTCGATGGTCTCCTCGAAGACCCCGAGGGACGTCTCGCTCACCGTGGCGATGCCGACACGTCCTGAGAACTTCATCAGGCAGCCTGAGCCGGCTTACCGGTGATGACCATGGCCGACTTGACCTTTGTGAGTGCACCCGACACGCGGGTTTCCAGCAGATACTTCTGCTGGTTAAAATCAATGTCGAAGTCGTCGAACATGGTGACCTCGCCACCCTTGTCCGTACCGACATTGTAGTCGGACAGGTTGACCACGATGGCCAGAACGTCCTTGTCGTTCGCCGCGCCCGTCTTCAGTCCCTTCATCTGCGGGACGTCGACGATGGCCGTGACACCAAGACGATCCGCGAGCGCCTGCTTCGTCGGGTACAGGTAGTGACCCTGCTTGTCCTTGAGCAGGAGCATGTCGGTGACGAAGGACTTGGCGCAGAACATCGTCGGGGTGCCGGTACCCTCCAGGTCGTCCTGAGCACGGATGAGCTCATCGATGATCTGGTCGACAGACTTACCGGCGCCGAGATCCTTCTTGATGCAGTAGAGGTCGTTCTCCTTGAGGATGGGACGAATGTTCTCCTCGTTGATCTTGTCGGGATCGCTGTTCGAACGACCATCGCCGATCAGGATGGCACGAGCGAGTTCCTCATCCAGCTTCATACGCATCTCCTGCTTGACCCAGGCGATGACGTCGAAGTCCGTGATGTCCAGGAGGTCATCGCGATCGAACTTCTGCTTCTTGTAGATCGTAGTGGGGGATGTGGTGCGCTTCAGAAGCTTGAAGACCTCTTCCTTCTTGCGCGAACCGGTGATGTAACCCTTGGCTCGGGCCTCATCCGCCGTGATGTCCGCCTGCATCGACTTGATGCGGGTGAAGGGCGTGTGGTGCGTGCCGTTCAGGACCGGCTTGACCCAAGACTGATCACGGTCGATGAAGGCCGGCGGGACGTCGAGGTTCTTGGCGTCGGGGAACAGGAGGTCAATGTTGGCGATGCCGTAGGTCTTCTCGGCGTGAGCGATGTCTGCGTGAGAGAGACCGTTGGACTCGGCGATCGACATGAAGACGTCACGCATGGAGTTGGCCTTGGTGCGGACAGCATCCTTGAAGGCGTTGTCGATAGTGGAGTGGTAGAGGGTATCGCCCTCGTTGGGCGTACCATCGTTCTCGAAGATGTTGCTGTGTGCCACGGGGGCTCCTTCCTTGTCGGGCTCCGAATCGTTTTCGGGCTTCATTTCTCCCTCAGCGGCCTTGGCGATGAGGAAATAGAGAACTTCCTTCTGATCGTTGTTCATGGAGTCGACGATATCCTTGATCGTCTTACCTTCGGAAGTCCCCTCGGTCTTTTCGGCCGGCTTCTCAGCAGGCTTTTCTGGGGTCTCAGCGTGTGCGAGATGTTCACCGGTCATGATGTATGCCTCGTCAGTGGTTTCGTAGGTACCGTCGCCGTGAGCGAGGGCAATGTTTTCGATCTTTGCGCCGGGATTAGCGCCAGACAGGACCAGGGAAACCTCAACGATGTTGCCGTGCTTGACATCTCCACCGCTCTGGGTGAGGTTGTTGGCGTAGATCGACATCGAGTCGACATCACCGTGCTTGAGCAGCTCCCGAGCATTGTTTGCAGCGGGAGTGTCGTTGAAGTAGCCGTAGGCGTAAACGCCCTCAGCTCGGTTTTCCAGTCGGACGTGGCCAAGAACGTTGTTGGTGTCATTGTGACCGTGCTGCCAGACAAGAGGGACCACGTCACCGTCGTTGCCTGCGAATGCGTTGTGGCGAATAGTTCGCCCGTCACTACACCGAATATCGTTCTTGGTTGCCCACCCGGAGAAATCAAACGTCGAATCCGTCATTTTCTTCCTCTTCGGTTGGTTCTTCGGGCGGTGCCGTAGAAGCATCACCCATAGGGTTGATGTTCGGGTTGCTTAGCGAGTCGCCTACTGGCTCTTCGCTTCGAGGCAGACCCAAATAAGATCGTACCTCGTTGGGGGTCATGATCTGAGTGGTGACCATGGCCTGTGCGATCTCCGATACCTTGGTGATCGACACGTTCTGGAATGGGTCACGGAAGTAGTCCACCGTTTGACCCTGTGTCCTTGCTGTCTTGGTGATGAACGTCTTAGACATGCTCAATGTTATCTCCGCAACGATCGGTTCGATCGTACGGTTGTAGTAATTAAGCATCGTCTGCTCATCAGCGGTACCGTTGAACACTGTCTCAGGCATGCCGAGCGTGTTGTATAACTGCTGAGTCAGATACTTGATCTGCTCAAGCAGGTTATTCTCGGCCGGTCGGTTCAACTGCGTGAACTTTTCAGCCGCGTCCATGTACGCGATACCGAATTGTCCGTTAGACAGCTGGCGTTCCACATCCCTCATGCGCTTTTCGGCTTCTTCCTTACGCCGTTCAGTTCGAACGGTGTAGGGGAGCTGGACAATAAGATCCAGTTTCTTTCCGGCAGCTGCATTATCGATGCTGTCGAGAATCCGAAGCTTAGAACTAAGTCTAGAAGCCAAAGATCCCCGGCTAGAGGTGATGGACGCTAGAGGATTCTGTACCACTGCAACCAGTCGCTTGGGTAGCTCCACTTGTTCTCGACGCCCTGTTTGCTCGTTGTATACATCAACCACGAGTGACGAGGTCTTAAACTGTGCGATTCTACCGACTCGCATTGAGATGACATCATACGAGTTCGACCCCACCGGTGTCTTCGAGTAATCTGTCGGGACTACTGCAGCGACACCCTCTTCGAGGATGGTGAGGCATAGATCCTGCATGAAAGACCGAGGAGTTTGGTCCACGTTCGGGGCCACGGTAAGGCAGTCGTTAAGACCTGTCTGTAGATCCTCGACATACGTCTTATCGAAAGCACACCTAACATGCCGTATCCCGATCTTAGCAACATCGACTGAAATCTGATTGAAAATCGTGTCGATGATGTTGGATTGCGGAATATAGCGAAGCGGGGATCGCTCCATCGGCGCGCTAGACCTCAACTCCATGCTAAACGGTGATTGCTTAGCTTCGGGGTTTAGGAAAGCATTCCATGCGTGTGCGAGACGACCCATGTCACCTCCTTTCTATTCGAATTCGTCGCGATTCTGTTTGTACGCCACGAGAGCGTCCATCATAGCCGCGACCGCATCGATCTTTTGATCGGCGCGCTTCTTATACAGCTTACGGTTACCGTTAGTATCCGACATGACGATGGAATTACCCATGGCGTAGGACATGAGTTCTTGATCGAAATGTAGATGTCTGTCTTGAGCAAGGGCTTTCAGCTCGCCAAGAGGAACCGACTCGGTTTTGGCGCCCTGGATGACCTTAACGATGCCATACTCGCCGTGTTCGGTACCCCATCGCATGATGAAGTCTTTAGCGTTGTACGGATCGAAGCCTACAGCCCGAACATCGTACTCGTTCTCCTCGATGAACGAAACGACGTCGTCATAGACTTCCATCATGTCCAGGATTGTACCATCAAGGACTCGAAGAGATCCTTCGCGAATGAAGTGCTCGTACTTCTCTCTAGCTGCACCCGGCAGTTTTAGGTGGGTTCTCGACGAGATGTAACATCTAGTCTTAACACCGAAGCTATCAGAAGTTAGAGGGAAGAGGAATGTGAATGCACAGAAGTCATCACCCTGTGAAAGGTCGAGACCCATAGCGCACGGCATTCCCCAGAACTCTCGTTGGCGATGAGGGAGCGTCTCCTGATAGGTGAAGAAGTATGTGTAGCCTTCCATCGGGATACCAAATCGCTTAGCGAGGATGTCGTTCCTAGCTTCAGGAACATTCTCGGCACGATTCACGTCGCGCTGATATGTCTCGTACGATACGGTCCTTCCGATGTTTGGCTGAGCCTTCATCCACATGTCAGGATTACCTACTTCACTCACATCATCCAAACGGTAATGCCAGATAGACGTGTGGGGGTCGTAGTACTCGCCCTTTAGGATCTTTGCAAGTTCCATTTTGATGCTGTCGCCAACCGAGTTACGAACGGTACCCTCGGATGAGATAGCAACGATCAACCAGTCGTCGATCTTGGATGCGCCCTGCTCTAGAGCACCGACGACATCCTCTCGAACGTCGCCGGAAAGCCATTCGTCGACGGTGTTGATCTTTGTTCTTAGGCCCTGAAGCTTGTCGATCCTCATGGGACGGACCTCGATGAGAGATCCATTCAGAAAGTTCTCAACACCCTTCTTGGTAGATGCGAGTTGCTGGCGCATTGCCCGGTTACCAGTGGTGTTTTGCAGAGAACCTACTGTGAGGAATTTGAACAGAGGCCCCGGCGTTCTCGCGACAGCTGTTCGGATCGGTGACAATGTCTCTTCAGCCTGGGCCATTGTCGGGGCTGTTGCAATTTGGTGGGTCGAGGACGAGTCAATGTTGAGAAAGTACGCGTGCAGAAACGCCGCGTACATCGACTTAGCCGCACCTCGAGCCACGATCAGATACTGCTTATTGACAAGCCGCTTCTTGATACGTTTCGTTACATAGCGTCCGCCATGCCCGTCTTCGTAAGGCTCGTATACTGAAAGTTCTTCGAAGTAGAACCATGACAGAAGCGACTCCGCCCACAGCTTGAAAGATGGGAGCATCTTAACCGGGGAACCATCGGTCAGTGTTAGTTCCGCTTCACAGTAGGCGATGAATCCATCAATGGCGGCGCTATCGTAATAGTACCGAGGATTCTCAATTAGCTGATCGATCCTATTCATCTCCTTAGAGACTTCCTGACAGACAGGAATGTCGCCTCGGATCACCGCGTCACGGAACTCCGCGTAGTATTTCGGAGTTTCTGTGTTGGACAGCATGGTTACTGGAGGTTTCCGACCGCCGTCTGGAACTGACGCTCGTAGCTGTTAACAGCCTGGTCCAGGAACTGCTGAGCGTACTCTCGGGTTCGAGGTTCGTTCTTAGGCATTCGGATACCGGTGCCGGTGTAGACGCGAACCGCATTTACCGCGTAATCCCGATACCCCTCCAGGAAATCCTCATTGTTCTGGTGCTTCCTGTAGTAGTCGACTGTCTCGTTAGATTCACGAATCTTTCGCATTCGCTTCTTGTGGGACGTCATCCGCTGGGGGTCGACCGCATGATGGCGCTCCTTGGCCGCCTTGTATCCAGCCTTTCGAGCTGCTTCGCGAACTGGGTCCTTCCGAACGCCCCAACGCATACCCTTAACGCCGAAATGGGCGAGGGAGTCACTTGGGTCGGATCTGTGACCATACATTGTAGATCGATTCTCCCTTCTTTGTGAAGACCGACGACGACGGGTCCTTAAGCTTGTTGAATGCGAAGTCGGCACCAAGGAAAGCGCTGTTAACAGCGATCGTGGCGCCCTTCTTCACAAGTTGGTCCTCGAAGCTCGTCTTGAACTTGTTTGCGATTCGCTTAGATGTCGACTGCGGTGCGAGCGACAAATATTGACGCTCTAGGTTCGCTCGAGCGATCCTGTTCTGGAGTTCCTGATTCGACATACTCCGAGCCTCTTGCTTTCGGCTCTGATATGGGTTCTGTCGTACAACGACTCCTCGTCCAGGATCCCTACGAACGCCCCACCGCATACCCTTAACGCCAAAGTGGGCGAGGGAGTCATCGGATCGGGGTGTCAACGCTCATCCTCCATTCGAGTTCGTTCTTGGCCTTAGTAAGAGCGTCCTGAACCGTGGCAGAGGCCGACGGATCGAAGAGCAGCTTTACACTAAGCTTGATATAAGTGAGTACAAAACTCGGAATCGAGTAAGCATCGATGTCTTTGTTGTAATCCGGAGTCTTGTCCAAGATCTGGCCAAGGGTGAATACAGAGACGTCGATATGACTGGCGATGGCGTCATCAAACGATGTATCATCGTCCTCGATACCGAGATAGTCCTTCACACTCTGAAGTAGGGTCACCATAAGATGGTGTCTCCTTCCGTTCGGACGTGTCCGACGAACCTTGAGGTCTCCAAGGTCCCGTAGTGAATCGCGTTATGAGTGTCAAGTGACACCGTGATAAGATTCTCTGGATCTAGGAGCGACTTACTTCGGTGCAGTACGTCGTCGGGGGTGATTGGGTTGATGTGATGTATGTAAATCGCATCGAAGATTTCATAACCTTCGCACGCGAGGTCTCTTCCGAAATCTCGAGTGATGATGTGGTTACGTAGATCGCGCCACTCCCGGGACGTATAGAACGTTTGATTCAGATGTCTCTGATGTGCAAACGTCTGTTCTCCAACTACGCCGGTTAGACGCAGGTATCGGTATCGTTCCTCGAAGGATGGTAGCTCAATGCATTCAGAATACGTCTTCGGATCCACCGGAGTACCTCCTCATGGCGTCGACGGCTTCCTTAACAAGCTCCTCGGTGCGTGCTGCAGACGCAATGCTTTCTGCCTTGGCCTTGACGAGCTCTGTTTCCTGGCGAAGCTTCTCTCTTTCGAGCTTGTCACGTTCGCCAGCCAGCTTGAGGTAGTGATTGATCGTCGACGGCGAAGCCGTGCCGTCTCGCAGCTGCTTCTCGGCTAATGCCACTGCGAGATTGATCAGCCTATTCTCCGATTCTTCGGGAGTGCGCGGGGCTTTTGGAGTCCGCGCCACGAGTCTTTGTTCCTTTCGACAGAGTTACCCTGAGTTCTGAGACGTCCTAGAGGAGGACCAACTCTGAAAAATCCTACCGGGAAGAAGCAACCGGTTCTCTAGGACATCTCAGAACCCAGGGCTCGATTTGAAAATATCCCCGCGGGGAAAAATATAAGGGGGCGGCGATGCATGGGGGGAGGGTAATATGCGAGCCCCCTCCCCCCGGTGTCGCTAATCGCTTATCATTTTGTAGTTTCCTGTCGGATTCCACTCCACGATCCATCGAATAGCGTCATTGAACGCATCGTTGACCACAGATTCAGGTAGGTCGAAGTCAATTGGACCAACGATTCTTGCCACTAATGCATCAGTGTTGTAACCATGATCACGATCGAACTTCGACCACTGTTCGTAGTCGTCAACAGGACTGAACGGATTGTCGTCAGTCGTCAAGTAGAGAGCCATGACACCTCACCTCACTAGCTCTAGCACTGCGCTAGTGCTGATGCCTAGGGCGTCAGCTATCTCACTAGTAGTGCCCCCATTACGAGCCATAGCCTTAGCCCTACTAGCTACACTAGCAGAGACAGGGGCTTTAGCCCTAGGTATGGCCCTATCTGAGAGCTTCTCCATGTCACTATAGCGTACCACGGCCTCCATAGCAGAGGCTGATAGGGCGCCTGCCTGGATAGCCTCCCATTGGCGGTCTGTGAGCTCTATGAGGGACTCTTTCCTAGAGGCCCCTGTTCTGAGGCGGGCTGCTGAGATGGCCTGTCTGGATATTTTCTTATATTCTTCAGAAGACACTTCTCGGTCAGCGGTCTTGGCCTTAATCACCGCATTAGCAATGATCTGGGCCTGCCTTTCACGGGGGGCGTTCATGGAAGCCAGCTTAATAGCCGACTTGAGTTCCTCAACCTCAGTGGCATACTTCTTGGCAGCCTCGGGGTTCTTCCTGGGGATCTTTGTAGAAATAAGTTCCCGGCGAGCCCGGTTACCCAGGGACTTCATGTCATTCGAATAATCCGCATAGATTCTTTCCATGGGGCGGTTGCCGTCGGAAATGAGATCTTGTGCATCATCCGTAATCTTGAGTCTCTGGGTCTTGGTCTGGGCCTTGACAATTTGACCAGTCTTCTTGTCGAGGTACTGGCGGCCAGTTTTGACGTAGACCTTCTTTCCAGTGGCGGGGTCAATTGGACCACCCTCCGAAGCCTTGCGTAGGCGGATCTCGTCCACATACACAGGACCACGGGCTCTGGAAATAAGAGTTGCTGCGCCACGACCACCCTGGTACTTCTTCTTAAGACCACGAATATCGTTGTCCGCTTCAGAAGTCTTCCAGTCAAGTCCATGCTTGGGGGCATCAATAACCACCATGGAGTGTCGAACTGCACGGGCAAGTTCCTCGGCGCTCGCACCGCCAAGGGTCATGTCCGTAATAAGATTCGACACCACACCCATATGGCGACCCTTCTCCTTCTCACCCATCTTCTTCATACCTGGGTATCCAGGATATGCAGCCTTGGGGTCGAAGCCTTGGAGGCCTTTAAGGGGTGGGGATGTTTTCACCTTCACCTGACTGTTGACGGGAATAACAACTACTGTATCGCCGTCGAAGTCAGCTCCGGAAAGACGTTCCGCAACCTTGGGATGGATACCGATAGCGTCCTTGGGGTGCTTACCGAGAATTGCTTGACCGCCCTGATGCTTGTTGTTAACAGTCACGGTAGGGATTTCAAACGTCCCCCCATGAGGGTAACGGACAAGACACACGGTCTCACCGTCACGGTAGTCTGGAGCATAGATCTCGGTTGGCTTCAGTGAAGGAACCGGAAGAATAACCTTGGATGATTGTCGGGGTAGCGATGCGGCTTTCAGATTTACTGAATCTGCATCACAACCATCCGCAAAATCGGCAAGGAGTCGCTTCCGAACCGCAGGGTTGTCGAGCTTCATGATATCCATGAACTCGTCGTGTCGCTTCTGGGCGGCCTTGTCGAGCTGCTGCTTGGCCATGTGGGTGGACTGCTTGGATAGGAATTGGGATGAGAGGGTCTTACTCCAATCCTTCCAGTTGCCTTCCTCATTCACAATGTTAAGTGGAGAGAGCTTATCTTTTCCACCTTCATTGTAAAATACCTGACGCTTGATGACTGCGCCGAATGGATTATCGGGGTCATCCTTCAGCTTCTTTAGGGTATCCATCTTCGGGGTGTCCCGAGTCTTGTTGGTGTTGAATATGACATCGACACCTGGAGGCATGTTATCACTATAGTGAGCCATACCCTTCAAGAAATGAGTTCCATCCACCGGGATTCGAACCTGGGCGTAGCTAGCTTCGCCAAGATTGAGATCCTTACACCCTCGACGGATTTGAATGGTACCGTCCATAGACGTACCACCGTCTTCGGCGTATCGGACCTTCAGTCTAGAGGAATCCAACGAAACTGGCTTCTGAATACCGAGCTTCGTACCATCAGGCTTGACAGCGACACCGAGAGTGTGAATATCGCCAAGATGCTCCATGAGCTCTCGACGAGTAACCTCTGGAGCGACCAGAACCTTAATGTTTGTAGACTCCTTAGTGCCGACCTGCCGAATATGAGCGTGTTCGATACGGTAGCCTTCAGACTCAAGCATCGCGACGGATGTATTGAGCTGAGTGGTGCTGACTCCAAGAATAGATTCAACACCTGAGCCGAAATCGACATACTTATGCTTGTCGACTGCATTCTTGACGAGATCTGCAGTCGTTCGGGCTGCGTCCTGTCGGGCATCGGCATTGGGCTTCAGATAATTGCGAACGGTGGATTCGGGGAGTCCGAGCTTCTTACCGATCGCAACATTCGAAAGACCCTTCTCCTTCAGCTTGAGACAGCGAGCCACCTCTTCAGCCTTACGCTCATTGGCCGCCATAGACTTGGTTGCTCTTAGCTGCGAAGTAGTCATGTCGAAAGCCTTGGCGATCTCCGTTTCTGAGAGGCCTTGCTTCTTGAGGTCGGCTACCATACCCTGGAAGGATACGGAGCGCTGATACTTGTCCTTGCCGGATCCCCAAGGATAACGGCCAGAGCGTCTGAGAATACCGTAGTGGGCGAGTTCCTCAGCCAATGTTGTCCTCCTTGAGTGATTCGATAAGTTTGTCGAATTCCACAACTCGATCCATGATGGAGCGAATATCGCTGGCTTCGGGATTGAGAATCATCACATCATCGTTCTGATAGATGCGAAGCTCGCTCTCGATGTCGAATGGCGAGATATGGTATTCGAGACAGAAGAACGCTTGATAGATCATGAGCTGATCCATCTTTACGCGTCCGGTGCCTGTCTTAAGGTCGTGGATCCTGAGGAAGTTTTTCTTCTCATCGAATAAGATTGCGTCGGCTGTACCATACGCGTTCATCGAGTAGAAGAGAACTTGCTCGGGAGTCATGCAGTAACCGATGGCGTCATTGACATACCGGTTGAACGTTGCGTTGTTTCGGGGCATTCGAATGCGCAGACGAATATGCTCTGCAGCGAGCTCGTGAAGGCGGGTGCCTAGAGCTGCTGTCTGAGCAGTACGGAACGTTGCGGCCATCTTTTCAGAGTCGTAGTTCAGCCAGCTGTACTTGCTAGCCGACAAGATAGCGTGTGTTCCGCTAAGAGAAGAATACTCGTGAAAGCGCACGAAGTACCTCCTGTTCGTTCTCCGGGTATATGACTGCGCCGAAGGACATGCGGGAGGCTTGCTCCACGTAGTGTTCCTGATTCGGTCGTAGGGGTGCGCTCGCGGAGCGCTTGACTTCCAGGACAGCCCAGTGACGTTCGAACATCACGGTGAGGTCTGGGAAGCCTTGGATGTAGTTCGGGTCGTTCTTGAGAACGATACACCCAGGGAACATTCGCTTGAGCTTCTTGATGAGCTCGGCTTGGTACTGAGATTCCAAAACTAATGACACCTGTTTGCTCCTTCTGGTGTATGGGGTGTAGTGTGTGAAAATGGCGTATTTTGCCTTTCTCTCCTATTATAGCCCAAGTTTGCGAGCGTCTTGAACATACTACACCTAAAAGCGGTCGAGAAAAATGTTTGGTCCGGGCAATATGATGATCTATTACGAACTGGATAGAACCTCTACAGTCTTCCCCGGACCCCAAAGATTTGCAGAGGAGTGGCATTCAACTTGGGTGTGACAGTTTTGTGTGACAGTTAGGGTCCACAAGCCTTTATAAAATACAATTTTTTTCTTATACTTAATTAGAAAAAAACTGTCACAACTGTCACAGACAGCGACTTTTCCTTGCAATTCCAACGAAAAGTCCTGTGACAAAACTGTCACAAAACTGTCACACTGTGACAGTTTTTTGTCACACTTTGGCCAAAAGTCGTACACAACATTGCCCTAAAAGGTAAAGAAATGGTAAAGAAACCCTTTCTGTGACAGTTTTGTGACACTTTTTTGTCACACCTGTAGTATGTTCAAATCATGCCCAAAATGAGTCTGCGAACACCTTTTCGTTGAATTTCTTCTTCCTCGCGAGGCTCGTTTTGATGCTCTGATCGATCGCAGATTCGCTCTCGAGGAAGTAATACCAGAGGTTCGTGTAGGGCGTATTCATCCGATCGATGCGCCCCTCACTCTGCTCCATCACCTTCCACGAGTAGTTCAGCGAGTAGAACACGATCGTATCTGTGACCGTACAGTTCCATGCCTCCGCTCCACTCGCATACTGCACCAGGTACACCCACCGCTCGCCATCCGGCACAGGCTCGTGCTTGTGCCCATTCCACTCCTTCACGACACACGTGTCGGACAGCTCGCGCAGAGCCTCCAACTCGTAGTCGAAGTTGTAGAACACGATAATCCGCGAGCGCTTCTTCAGAATACCACGGACTGCCTCTAGACGATCTCGATCCTGATTCACGCACTTCCGCAAAACATAGCAGAGCTCTCCCGCACTAGCGATAGGCTCTCCCTTATACGGATCGAAGCGCTTCTTCATGATCTCGTTGTACTCAGTCACACGATACCTGACAGGAACGTAAATACGATTCCTCACGGTATGTCTTGCCACCGGCATGTCCACCAGTATTCTCCTTCGCAACTTCTCGAGTCGGTGAACTGCCACAAAGCGCTTGACGCGAGGGTATCGTGCAAAGCGATCCCACACAACGTGCTCTTCGTAGAATTCAGTCTTGTTCTTGTAGAACCCATTCGCGAGAAATAATGGCACATAGTCCAACCACGTATCTCCGGGCGTAGCACTCAGCAAGACCCACTTGTTGTGCTTAGTGATCTTGAGAAATGCCTTGACCCACTTACCGTTACCGACTACTCGTTGCTCGTCGAAGATAAACACAGCATCACGAGCATCAGAATATCTAGCAATATTATTCCAAGAATCAACCGTGATTCCTTCCATTCCGGAGCCTGCCATCGCAAACTCCCCCACCCATTCAAGGCTGTCCCTCTTCCGTGCGGTAGTGATCACCACAATACCCCCGGAATTAGGCTGTTTAAGGGCCCAGGAAGCGCCTACAAGCGACTTTCCCGATCCCACACCACCAACGAGCACCTTGCCACTTTTCAGGCGCTCTAAGGCTTCTTCCTGGTGTGGATGTAATTTGACCATCAGTCAACCAATCTGTCGAAAAATACTTCGAATTCCTCATTGTAGTCGATGAGGATTTGTGCATCTCTACGAGCATACGACTTTCTCGAATATGTACGATCTCCGGGGACAAGATTATTGAACGAATTGTCTGCGCAATCTCCATTCTTATGGCAGACAAAGAGTCCCTCCCCCACAGGACGCTTACGGAATGTCTCGAAGACTATCGATGCAACTGTCTTAGTCTTCACACGACCCTGGTGACGGAATTTGACGTAGCGCGTCCCCTTGATATCATGATACGGAAGCTCACGCAGCGAATCGGTCAGGCGAACACGACCATCCGGATGCGCCTGGAGGTTTGTGTACTTGTAGTGGGTAGTCCAACCCATCATAACTCCTTCGAAAAAAGAGAACCCAAGTAGGCCTTGAAGATCCCGAAGGACCCCCAAGGCCTACCTAGTATTCTAGTATTGAACCGACGACAGCATACCGATATCTGTTCGGGTCATCTGCGTATGAGAGTCGTAGGCGTCGTGGGGAATCCCGTTTCGATCGATCGCCACGTACTGGTCTCCGACATGAGAAAATTCATGCCAAAGCTGTCCCGCGTTGTCGAAAATCGAGAAAGTGTTCTTAACCACCATTTGACAGGCGGTTTCGTACTCTCTCTTAACAGACCAAGCAGGATTCAGATTGGCTGTGAGATTGATGAAATCCTTGACAGGGTATCCGATGTATTTGCCAGATCGGAATACGTAGGTTCCAGTTTCCATAATTGCTCCTTTTAGTTTTCGCTTCTTGAGAACAGAGTTGTTTGGGGTGCCCTAGACCCCCTGCACGACGACAGAGAGCCTAGGGCCAAGGAATATCACATCACGGTCTGTGAAATCTTCAGAAACACGTCCGAACGAAAGTTGGCCATCTCTCGAGCCGCCACCTCCATGTCAGTCTGCGATTCGAAGAAATCGAACGGCACACCGTCCTCCGTGAGAATAAGCCACTGTTCCTCCGGGTTGTGGAAGAAGTGCCAGCACTCATCCTCGTTGTAGATCTTCACGAGCTCAACGACGGCCTTACTACCGGACCTTGTCCACAGAGCCGAGATATGCCATCCCAGCGCGAGGTGTTCGGCAATCCAGTCGACGTCGTGCAGACTGTAACCTACGTACGGATGATTGGGGAAAATGTAACGAACAGACATGCTTCTTCGGACCTTTCTGGTCACTTCTTGTTGTAGTATTCCTTGAGTTTGGATTCGGTGGTGATGTAGAAATTCTCACCATCCTTGACGATGAGGTGTCCAACGGATGCGGTCTCACCGTTGACGTAGACCTCGACGAGTGTCTGGCCAGACTTCTGGATCGTGAGCCGGCCGCCCTGACCAACCCACCCCACGATATCGGTGAAGTCCTCGAGCGAGACCTCCACAACATCGATGCCAGTAGACTTCTTGATCCAGGTTTGCAGATGCAGAGCCATTCAGATCATATCCGTCCCAGAGGCGAAGCGGACAGGGAGTCGGCCTTGAAGCCCTTCATGAGCTCGTTATAGGCCTTGGAGTTCTCCTGAGCGGTCTGCAGGTAGTCGGGGTTACCGAGAACCGTGAGGACCGACTCGGAGACGTTGTTGCCCTGATTAGCGAGAGCCTCGGCCCAGCCCTTACCGCCACGCGGGTACCAGGTAGCGAAGACAACGTCGTTCGGGTTGGTCGTCTCGACTCGACGATCGCCGACCAGTATCACCAGGCAGTAGTCGCCACCCATAGACTCGCCAGCTTCACGACGGTACGAGACCTCGAAGCCGACCTTTTCGGGAGCCATGAGAGTCGGGCGGAACAGGTTGTCGACGGTTGACGGATTGAAGAGCGGAACGGTAACAGTGCCGTCCTCGAGTTCTCGGACCTGATTCATGATTGCCATGTGAACCTCCTACAGTTCAATCAGTTGGTTGGCAGCGCTACTCCAGATGCGAATAACGCCATTGTTGGCCGCCTGCGTCTCACAAGCGGTATCCAGCTCATCCAGATAATCCTCGACAAACTGGAGGGCTTCATCGCGCGTGTCGAATGTGACCGCGCTTTCTGTATACCCGTCTTCGTCATTGCCATGACAGACTTGGGCATTCCATCGGATACCATCCATGGTTACTCCTCGGGGGAAATAGTAATTGAGATGGTTCGACCATCGAGAAATGCACGATTAGCAAGTCGTGCGACGTGTTGCTGGGCTTCCTTCGCGGTATCGAAAGTAGTCCAGACCGTTGGGCGAGAAGGAAGACTTGTGTCCTTCTCCTCGCCCTTCAGCCAGACATCGTACCAAACGACGTATTTCAACGCGTCTCCAGATCCGCGTAACGATCAGCGAATTCGTCAGCCTCGATGGTGATGTAGCCGGTCTTCAGATAGTTGCTGAAGCCGGTGTTACCATTCACGTCGTAGAAGACGGGGGTGATCACCAGATCCGCTCGGACAATATCCGCGGAGTCCAGGACGCCAACCGTGTCCTCAGACAGCAGGGTCTTGACGCCATCCTCGACCATGTAGATCTTCGGAGGCTTGACGTCGTAGCGCACCTTAACGGCGATGTAAGGACGCTCCGGGTCTGGGTTGCCGTCGACATCCTTGGAGTACTTGATGTTGATACCGTCAGCCTCCATCTGTGCTGCGAACTCCGCCGGAACCTCACACGCGAAGGTGCGAGCACCCGTGCGGTTGTACTTGTCGGGCTGACCCGAAAAGTTGCGGAAGAAAATGCGGGTGTCAGAGAGAACGATGTTGTCGAGTCGGGGGTTTGCCATGATAGTAGGCCTCTTTCCGTGAGTTGTAGATTATCGTGCGAATGTGACCTGGAATGCCGTGTCCAGGAATCGAGTGAGGACTTCATCCTCAGTCTTGGGTGCTGAAATACAGCGATTGATGGATTCTTGCTCATCGCGACGGCCATGCGTGTTGTAGGACTTATGTCGATGGATGAGAGTGGGGTAAGAGTTACCCTTGCGAGATCGGACCGTAGACAGCTCGTACGTCTCCTTGGCGTAGCGTGCGTGCTTACAGGTCTTCTTCTCAGCGATGACCTGGCGCTTGACTCCGAGAGATTCGAAGTCGATCGGGTAGATATGCCAACCCGAGTTTAGCCATATAGATCCGTCACTCAACTGTTGGATGTGCGTAGTTCCCATTGTTTTCGCCCTTGTTGTGGTGGATCTCGGACAGTTTCCGGAATGCGCGTTCGAAATCACCCTTCAGGGCGAAGACGGTACCATCGGAAATATGGTACTCATTTGTGAATTCGTCTAACATATCGAGAGCCTGATCGTGTAGAGTCCGAAGCTCTTTCTTCTGACGCTCGTAGTGATTCAATTCGTGTACGCTCCTTCGTGCGAACTTGCTGCATCTCCTTGTAAAATGCAGTCCAGAGATTAGTGATCTCCGTTTGGTTTCGGTCGGACCAATAAGCATTTGTCAAAGCCCACGTGGTGGCGGCCGTCATACCCATTAGCAGAAATGAGGTCATGCCGCAAACTCCTCATATGAACCGAACTGCTCGATCTGTTCTCGAGCCTTCTCCACAAGATCCTCGGAGTACCGAGTGTCGATCTCAGAGATATGGTCGAGACCCAGAACGACTGACGCCTCCTTCCAACGATATCCCTTTGTGCCATTAACTGCGTCCTTGATCTCGCCAGTTGCGCTCTTTCGCAAAGCGATACCACCTCCACAGCCAGGCTTGACAGGGACGAACTGCCCGACCTTACCAACAAAATGCAGGTAGTGGTCATCGGGGTTCGCCTCATTGAAATCAAGGTAGATGGCAGTCTGAACTGCTCGAGTCTCAGCGTAGTCATTCGGCGTGATCTCCTCCTTGCTGAACAAGGACTTGAACACCACCGGATGCGCGAACTGAGCACCCGTGGCTGTCCAACCACCGCCGTGCTCCTCATCGTACTTGGCAATATAGACTGCATCGTTCACTAGCGCCATACGATCGTATGTAGCTTCGTGCTCGAAATCGTAGCCGTACTTCTTACCAAAGTCGATGACAGCCTGAATAACCTCAGGCGAGGCGTTCGGAATCTTGATTGAATCCGTCTTAATATGCGCGACGGTGTAACCAAGTTCCTCCTGCACGTAATGCTTGAGGTCAATCATGAATAAGGCTCCACGCTTCGCGACAATGTTGTCGACGTTACGAGGGTCCTTGCACGGGTTGTCGAACTTAGCGCTCGTCAGACCGTATACAGAGTTGATAACGATCTTCAGAGCAAATGCCAAGGCATTCGTGTCGACACCTTCCTGAATAAGCGGCATGAGCGCTCCATCGAAGAGACCTTCGAGTTTGTCGAGCTCATTATGCTTTACCAGGATACGCGCCTTCTTGATGTCGCTGAATCGCTTGGTGTAGGGCCCAAACAGGTTCAGCTGCTCGAGAGACGTTGGATGCATCGACGCGACATCCAGTAGAGCCACGTTGTGGTGAATTCCAGGCTCTGCGTAGACGTAGCCGCCTTCGCCAGTCACCTCTCCACGATATGTGGACTTGAAACCGTCGAAGTGGTATCCCGGGAACATCTCCGAAAGATTTGTGTAGACGAAATCCTTCTGAGGGTTCTTCTCCGTGCCGAAAATGATTCGACAGGTGTGAGAGTTCGTGGAGTGGTTCTCTGTGAGACCGGAAATACGGGCCAACATCTGACGAGCAGTCCAGTCATCCTGGAGGTGCTCGAATACTGCCTCCGTGGCATCCACGTCGTTGTCGCAATAATCCGCCACCGTGTCCCACAGCTCTTCCGGGACCGGCTGATCCCAGTCAAGGTCGAGTTCCTGGTGCTTCAGGCCAAGCTCGATCTCCCACTTCTTCAGACTCTGCTTCTTCGAGGAGAAGTCATAGATGTCTGTGTACGAGACGTTGTATGCCTCGGAGAAATAAGAGTTCGGGCTCTTCTCGATGATCCTCTTCGAGACCATGTAGAGTTCCTTGTTGTTGTACCCCAACGTTGCCGCGTAGATAATATGATTGTCATAGCGACGGTTGTTGAAGCCAACCAACTTGGCGCCCAGCAGAGTCTTGACCTGTTCCTGAGTAGGGTTGATCAGACGCATCTTGTTCTTATCACCACGCTTCTTGTAACAGATCACGAAGAGGTTCGGGAACACCTCGATGTCGAAGAAATAGATGTCTCCGTCAGCGACAGGAGCCACTGGTTCTTCCGAGTCGTTCTTGAACTTCATCTGCTGGACCAGCTTCAGGCAGTACTGAGCGTGGTGTGTCGATCGCATCGCGAATGCAATTATGGAATTCCTCGCATCCGTGACGTCATACACCAGGCCGCTCTCCGCAGCGTCATCGAGAATCTTCTTGATGAACTCCACCGAAGGCTTGGTCCCGGGATGGATCTCCTTGCGGAGGTTCCGAGCAATAAGGTTTCGAAGACCTTGCTCTGTCTTGACTACGTCTTCGCGGATCACCTTCGGAGCCTTCCTAGGGAGATCATCCGGCGCAGTTCTGACAGACATTCCATTCGAAACCAGGTACTTACGTCTGAGGGCGGTCTTTCCGGTAAATCGTTTGATCTCGATTCCGGGAGCATACTCCTTAGCGTATTCGAGCTCGGGGTCTCCCAGTAGGTAATGGAGGTGAATTCCTCCTCCGGAACGGGAGGTCTCGGCGTATGTCGGAGGCCACTTGGACGCTTCCGACATATTTCGCTCACGAGATTTGTTACCGCTTGGATCTTTAAGATCGAAGTCAATAACAACCATGTTCTCAGGTATCTGAACATAGTGTTCCTTGGTTGTGTCTAGATCTTTCAGAGTTGTTGTGACGTCATCCCACCGCTTAGCCGGCTTGCCGTCCTTCGCGTACTGCGCAGGGCAATCCGCGTATAGTTCGTCGATGACGCTTGGGCATTCCTTCAGCTCGATGGTGTAGTGCTGTTCCGGATTCTCAACAAGACTCGCCTGTGTGAACTTGTCTTTCTTGAATCCGGAATATACGTTCCTGAACTGCTTGCCGTCGATTCGAGTCCGATCGTGGAACTCGACGAAGTAGTTCTTCAGTTCCTCACGGAACCGGTGACGTGGTAGCACGTACTGAACAGATGCTTGCTCACAATATCGCTTGTAGGTCTCATACGCCGAATTGAGAGTAACGAACTCCGCACTCTCGAACTCGAAATATGTGTCCTCAACGAAGTTGTAGAAAACATCAGTCTTGTACATCATCTGCAGAGGACGGTAGTCCTTGTAGTACGTCTTACCGAGACTCTCGAAGACCTCCGCACAGTGATATGCGATGGCTCCAAGCTCTCGCGTGATTCCGTCCATGAGTTCGCGATACTCTATAGGAGAGATCTTGTTACCCGTGGGCGAAATATCGATCAGACGTCGGATGATGCCAGACTGAGCATCTGTGATCTGTACCGGCTTGTTGGTAGCCATGTACAGAAATGAGTCGATCCGAGTCGTATACGTCGGCTTGAACTTCTCGTTAATCTGCATCTCCTCGTGGGAAATGATCGAATTAAGCTGAGTGTTGTCGTCGATACGACTCAGATCGCCATCATGCTGGAATGCAACAATCGGGTTCGTCTTAAACGCTGCGGCTGCGAATGCGTTGTTGGACTTGGCAAGGGACGCTGCATCAAACGCTGTGTAGTAGCCCTCGAAGAGCTGCATCAGAATATTGATGAGCGTCGACTTGCCAGATCCAGGTTTGCCGTACAGCACGACGAACTTGTCCAGAGTGCGTGAGGCACCCGTGACAATGGCGCCGATAGACCATTCGATCTTACGGCGCTCTTCTTCGTCATACAGCGTGGAAATAAGACGATCCCAATTGTCATGAGATCCTTCCGCGAGCGCGTAGGGCAGACGACGAGTCGCGTAGGACTCCTTCCGCACTTCAGTGTTCGCGAAGGTGAGTTTCCTGTCCAGTGGCCTGACTGTGTCCGGCATGGAGGAAATCCAGTTGCGATAAGCGGTCCAGCTCTTAGAGGAGTAATCCCCCAGGAACTGAAACCGCGTACCGCCTTGATAGGAACCCTCGAGAGTCTTCGCGAAATCACGAAGCTCTCGATCGATGAGCTCGACTACTCGGAACTCATCCGTGTTCCATAGACCCTTCTCCTCGTCCCACACAGCTACGAACGAGCCTCCCTGAACAAGGATATCGGTAGACCTTGCGACCCTAAAGTCGGGGTAGATCTCCACAACCCCATTCTTCGAAGCCCGCTGGCGCGGGGTAACGAAATCCACTGCTTCTCCTAGATAATATACTTCTCCTGAACGCACCACATGGATAGCTGGTCAAGAAGCGACGTTTGCGCCGGGTCGATGAGGCCTCGACGATTCGGGAATATACCACCGTGGCCAAACCGGTCGTAATTCCGCTCTACAATATCGCGAACCGTAGCGCTAATGGTTTCTTCATCGGTATTGTAGTCGATGTCGAGGTTCCTCATCAGAACCCTGAACGCGGTGGCAGGAGTGTCGTCCCTACCACCAATAGTCGCATCCATTTTGCTAGCGAGAACTACGAGCACCTCGAGCATGGTTGCGTAAATCGGGTCGTCACCGTCATATACGTAACCAGTCTCGTACTCGTAGTAACCGCGGAGTGCTTTGCCGTCAGACTCCAGATTACCGTCCAGCGGAATCCACCACTGGAATGCGATCTCATGAAGGACCTCACATTGATCGCGAAGGTTACCTGCGCCGACAAGTCGGAGAAGGTATTCGAAATATCCCTCTCCAGTCATCATTCTGAATCGTCGTCCTCTTCATCCGGGATGTAGTAGTAATCCCCCAGATCGATATCTTCGACCCAGTCTACATCCAGAAGATAGACGTGAAGGTCCATGCGGTACTTGTGGTTCCGCACATACACTTCATTAGGATCTGCACCGTAGGCACCACCACTGATCATGGCTTCTGCGCCGATAAGCTCCCGAGCGGTCTCCTTCATTCGGTTCCCGTTGTCGTCGGCCACCACGTTGTCGGTGACATAGCAGTCGACTTCGAAGAACTCGTAGCCGAGCGCTCCTTGCTGGAACGTTTCGGGATCGAGGATCTCAATATCAGAGATCTTCTTCTCCGGATTCTCCTGATCGGCCACGAGGGCCTTCTTCTCGTACATCGCCGTAATCTTGTCGATGTTCTCACGGTATTCCTGGAAGGCGCTCTTCTCGACTTCGTCGACGCGCTCCTCAATCTCCTGATCCATCTGACGCTGGAGTCGGTCAGTGATCAGAAGATACGCGACCGTCACACCCGTGACAAGACCCGCGGCGAAGGAAATGACAAGATTAGATTTCATTGACGATCTCTCCATCCACGTTGAAATCGAGGAGGTAGTTCGCCACTTCGCGACGACGGGAATCGTCCCAGAAGCGGATGCGGTGGCCCTCGATATCGCCGAAGGAGACGTAGTGGTCACCATCACCCTTCTTCCAGAGCCAGCCCACAACCTGAGAAGCGGGCGTGCGAGGAATGCCGAGAGAGTCGTAGACGTCGGACAGGAAGAGGTAGCCACGAGTACGCAGCAGATCGTTCATGTACTGAAGCTGAGCGTGGATGTTCAGTTCAGTGATATCATCCGAGGGATCCCAGACGCTGGAAGTCTCATCGATGATGCGGGCGTAAGGCGAGTACTCCGGAATAACCGACTCGGCCATCTTGTCGTACTCGAACGGCTCATCCGTGAACACGACGTCGTCAAGGATCTTCTCCTCGACCTTCTTCATCGACTCCTCGCCAATGACAGAAGCGACCGACTTCTTGTACTTGCGGTAGGAGGTGTCCAGAGCAGCGTACGCAGCAGCAAGGCCGGCAATACGCTTCGACTGAATCGAGTGGCTCCACCAGAAGGCGGCGATCGAAGCCACACCCAGAGCGATTGTGGGAGCGTAGTGCTTGACCGTCTTGGTCACGATTCGGCTGTAGCAGACGATACGGTCCTTGCGGAATTCCTCTTCGGTGTAGTGCTCGTTACGCTTCATGAGGTTGGGACCATCCGTGATGACCATGACCTCGTCTGCGATGAGCTCCTTGTAAGTCAGAGTGGCTCGGCTTGCCAGGACGGCAGTGCCGACGAGACCAACCGTGCCGGCACCCGTGAGAATGGTGGGAGCGTGTTTGACGATGACTCGTGCAACATTGTGGAAAATAGACATGATGTCCTCTCAGAGTTGTGATTGAATATTAGCGTTGCTTGAGAGACTGGGGCTCATCGTGGGTGAGCATGAACCCGTCTCGGACTTGACGAACGTCGAAGCTGCCCATGTCGGTCCAGCCCCAGTTGTCGTCGATGAAGTTGGATGACGCCCCAATAAGGGCGTTCAGATCAGCCAGGGAGACCTGACCATACTGATCGATGAGGTCACTCATACGATCGATAACGTCGTTGGCGTCGGAGCGCGTGTCAAAAATGATCTCATTACGCTCAGGTTCCGCATGGCGTGCAGACCGTCGTTCGCGCCTTTCAGCTGGACGATCTCGTGTGCCTTTTGGGCGAGAATACCCCGAATAGTCGGAATATGAGCTCCTCGATCGAGGTCGAGAGTCGCCACCGTACAGCATCGATTCGATACCGCGGGTGACGGTGTCGGAAATAAGGTTCTTGACCGTAGGGATGATAACATCCCAGAGAACCGTCTCGCCGACGCTACGAGCATCTTCACGGATGATCTCGCCGACGACCTTCTTAGCTGTCGACTCACGCTTGACGCGAGCCTTGGCTACGGAAACGATCTCTTTCTTTTCCTTGGCTCGGTCAGAGTTGCCCGGATACGACCCTTCTGGTCGCGTGGGTACATTCATGATACTCCTTCAGAAGAAAAACCCTAAGCCCCCTGTAATATTACAGAGGGCCTAGGGCTTGAGGTCAGACTACTTGGAGTCTTCGGAAGCGTTCCAAGCTTCCTTACACTTGTCAATGAGATTCTGAGTCTCTTTGGTGACGTAGCGGGAAACGCCGTTTTCGACGGTCAGCGACAGAGCCGTGATCCCAACAAAGCTAACAATAGGATTGATGGGAGCAGAGGCCATGAGGGCTGAGCGAAGAATAGTGCGTACCACTACGCCAGAACAAAATGACGCGGTAATTCCAGTGACGGATGCAGGGGTGAATTCTTGATTCTTCACGAGGGTTCCTTTCGGATAGTATGGGGTCTCATTATAGCCCCAGTTATTCCTGCGTGGAACCCTCCGTGAGCTTGGAGACAGCGGCATCGGCGAGCTCAGGGTCGACATCATACTTGACGAGGTACTCCTTGACCTCCTCGCCGGACTCCTTGGTGTTCTTCTTGGCGAGCTCGAAGACCTTCTTCGGGAGAAGACCCTCAACAAACTTGCCGAGATCCGTAGAACCGTCGATGAACTTGATGATGACCTCGTCGTAAGCAAGACCTTCGGTGAAGTTCTTCAGAACCTCGGGGTTCTTAACGAAGCGCTTACCATCTTCCGAACGCTCGCCATAAGCGGCCTCGACGATGTCGCGCATGAGCTCGAAAGCCTCCTTGCCGTCCTCGGTCTTGGTGAGCTTGGCGATACGCTGGGTGAGAGGAACATCCCAGTTCTCCATGTCCTGGAGTTCCTTGATGTTCAGGTGGAAGTAGAGGTCTTCGGTGACAGTTTCGCCATCGAAGTTCTCGAACTGGACGGTGAGCTTCTGCATGGGTATGCCTTTCTTGATTGGTGAAAATAAAAACCCCTAACACCCGGTTAGGGGTGCTAGGGGTTTGAGGTCAGTTTTCAGTGGTCTCGGGCTTCTCGATGATCTTGGTGAGGAGGACCGTTCCGTCTTCGAGTTCTTCGATCACGCCGTCCTCGAGGGCGTTTCCGTCGATCACGATCGGATCAACATCATCGTCAGAGTCGGAAGTCAACGCGATGGCGACTGCGCCGGCAGCAACGGACACGAGTCCGGCGACTGCGTAGGGCAGAGCCTTCACGAAGAACTTCTTGATCTTGGCGGTGTTGACCGAGATGATCGGGGAATCGTCTTCGACGAGGGTGTCGTTGTCGATGGGGAGGTTCTTTTCAGCAGACATGAGAGTTCCTTTCAGAGTTGGTGAATATGTCTCATTATAGGACACGTTTTTCTTGCGACTCAGTACTGGTGGCGGAACCAGTCCGTCACGGGAGCAGGCTTAAACGCCATTAGGAGCGCCGGAGACTCATCGGCAAGCATCGTAGGCGTGAATTCCGCCTCGATTGTGGTCCCGTTAGACCATCCGAGCTCATCACCCATCGAAATCTGCTCGAGTCCGAGGCACTGGTAGACCTCGTTCAGCGAGACCGAGGAAATACCGTTGATCAGATCAGAGTTGATCCGATTCAGGACCTTCTGGACCTTCGTAATGGTAGAAGGGAAGACCCTGCCGGAATATGAATCCGAGATCAGGACGTTGTCGCCCGTGATGATCACGCTCTTGTTCTCCGGACGCTCGAGGTTCTCCTCGATAATATCCTTGGCGATTGCCGAGCGGGTGTCGGTTCCCTTCTTACCCGTCAGCTCCTTTACGCGATCCTCGTACTTCTCGAGGACGTCCTGAGAGACGGTGTAGGCAGCAGCCATAGCCGCGTAGCGACGCTCGCTGAGGACCGTACCACCGATAATGGCGGCAGAGGTAGCCGTGATGGAAATGGCCGCCGGCAGGTAGCAGGTCCAGGTCAGACGAAGGGCATCTGTGAACTTGTACCCTCCCTCAGGATACTCCTCTCGGAGAATATCCATCGCCTTGACATGTGCCTTGCCAGAGGTAATGGCCGTGCTGATAACTCCAGCGAGCGCAGACGCTGCGAGAATAACCTGAGAGTTGTTGCGGATGAAGGCGCCAGCGAGACGCCCGTAGGTCTTGAAATCGATGTTGATCATGTGCTTCTCCTTGAGTTGGGTTATCGATTCAGTATGTAGAAAATGGTTACGATGGGGACCATGACCCATAGCCCCACCGCAACCCACAGTAGAGTATCGCTACTCACTTGTTGTCCTCGCGCTTGTTTAGCCACTTCGCGAGGAAGTATCCAATGACGCCTCCAGCGATGACCTTACCGTTGAAGATGGAGGTGATGGCGTCGAAGATCGTGAGGAAGATAATGAGGCCGACCATGACGAGGAAGAGGAAGATGAGAGTGATCATTTGAGGTTTCCTTTCAGAGTTGATTGAGGATCACTTGCGGAAGATGAGGAGGGCGATGATGCAGATCAGGAGAGTGGTGGTGAGCATGAGGTTTCCTTTCAGAGTTTGGCGTTGTTGAGTTCGTTCATACTGCCGTCTACAAACATCCCAAACTTACTACCGAGTGGTAGTTCGAGGATCCTGTTCAGGTTATCGAGACCTTCGACCTCACGCGGCATCAGAGGCACCTCCCACGTAGCACACGAAGATTGGTGCCTTCAGCGACTGGGTCCGGACCATCTCGAGCTTCTTCGGCTCCTTGATGAATAGGACGTTCACGTCGAACATCTCGGGCGCGGTGCTCGAAAGAAGATATTGCGGTAGGACCACATGGGTAGGTCCATGGACATCCCACGACTCCCAAGAAAGAACTCGATTGATCCCCTCACGATCGTGGAATTCGAAGTCGGGATCTGCCGAACGAATGGTGTCAGAAATGATCTGAGACCCACGTCGATAGCTGTACCGTCTCTTGTATTCCTTAAGGAGTGGATCACCGAACGGGTCTCCGACAACTTCGGTTTCGATCTTCAGGCTTCCACCCGTGCTGGAAAACCTCGAGCCAAGGTAGTCAGCAAGAGCGGAAAGCTCCGCGTTGGTGAACGTGTCTCCGTAGACAGCCCAACCGAGAGGCCGAAGTGTCTCGAGAACGTCGCAGAGATTCTCAAATGAGAATACCTTACAGTAGCGATGGATGGGTTTACCGATGATGGCCATTGTTACTCCTTCTTTGATGGTCATGAGTAGTGCTCCTTCTATGTGTAAAAAACCTATAACCCTTGTTAGGGGTTATAGGAGTGAGTTGTGTTGGTCTGGTGGATCAGCGAACCTTGGGCGGGTTCCAGACGAGACCTTCGATCTCAGTGTAGACATCGCCGTACGTGGCTACCATAGCCTTGCGGAGGGCGATGTTAAGCAGGTTGGAGGCGAGTACACTACCGAGAGCGATGAGGGCAACGGTGGAGGGCTTGAAGGTCATGAGAGTTCCTTTCAGAGTTGGTATATGTCTCATTATAGCCCGTGTAAACTATGCGACCTCGAAAACCTATAGCCCTTGTTAGGGGGCTAAGAGGTTTTCAGATCTTATACGAACTGAGGAAATTCTTGTACGCGGTAGAGTACATAGAGAGCTGCTCTTCGCGGTACCGATTGTGCTCTTCGCGGAGGTAACGAATTTCAATGTCTTTCTTCTTGAGTTCGTCCTTCTTAACGAGGAGCTTGAAAATCAGGTAAGCGCAGAACATGGTCAGCATGAGGGCGATGGCGTGCATGATGGTTCCTTTCAGAGTTGGTATATGTCTCATTATACGCCATGTAATTCATGCGAAAAACTTAAGAACCCCTGTTTTTTAGGAGTCCTTAAGTTTTTGGTCTAGAGGCGGATCTTGGTGATGAATCCGACAGCCTTAGACGCAAGCGGACGCAGTTGCTCATAATTAAGCACGGTCAGGATGCCTGCGATCGAACAGACTGCACCGACGATCGAATCTCCAGACGGGATCAGACGACGAGAAACCGAGTCGGGCTTTTCGTTGATCTGGTGGATCGTCTTGAGGTTTTCGATGGCGATGGTCGTCTTAGGATCGTCGGCATCCAAGCTGTAAACTTGATTGATGAGGTCCTGCTCGATGTCGTCGAGGGTGAGGTTTTCATCGGTCATGAGATATCCTTTCTGTAGATCTCATTATACCCCTAGATTTTCTTGCGCATCACATATCGGGACTTTCCTGCACTCGCAGAGTCATGGTCCCGTTGCTCAACACGTCTTCAGTAGGTGTAGTCAGCGCAGCATACGTCTCCTTGGTATTAGGATTGACGTGAAGAACTCCGTCCGGGGACGGTTGGT